TGGGCCAATCCATAGAAGTCAGCTTAGTGGATTGCAACCGATGTTCTCCATGAACATCAGAAGGAATGTCGTTTTCTTTTAATTTTATAAATTTTTATTGTCCCAACATTTTCATAATTTTCTTTCGAACGGACTGCACAAGAGAAGTATTAACAGCCAACGTCCTCGCCTTCTAAATAACGAAACTAGTTATGTTTGGAACAAAACGTCCTCTTGCCTAACGAAAGCACGCTCAACCCACGCATCCAAAGCATCCCACACCTGGTTGGGCTTCATACACATCTGGGTCCTCTCGAATCTCGTAAAAGTGTAAAGATATTGACAAGCGGCAATCGACAACCTATGGCCCCACAGATCATACCCAGCCTCATCAGAAACGCCCATCAGTTTATATCCAAACTTGATTCTTTCTCTATAAGGCAGTTCTCCTGTGTAGACTCCTTCATCTTCCAGCTTGTCAAGTATTTCATTTAAGAATAGAGCCGCTTCAACGTTGAATGGATTATCAACCAATAGCCCACAAGCACGCGCAAACCTCGCTCTCGGATCCATTGCGCGGCTCTCAGGACATATCATTGACTGTATGGTTTCCTCAGCAGGTCTCCACACAGCTCCACCAACCATCACGTGTCTACTTAGAAATGAAACACTATCGAAGTGCGTGTCACCAACATCATGGATGAGTTTATCACATTCGTAAGATTCTTCTGGATTAATCATCTGTTCAAAGATGATCTGCCAGAGTTCAACTACGTCTGCCAACCCCCATCCTTCATCTTCGTCTCTTGGCACACACACTACGATATTATCACCATACACTCTTACAACGATTTCATCTTGACGCCCATGTCCCAATATGACTCCAAAGACGGTTCGCGCCGCAATCAGAGCCGTGTAACTGTTAATGAGTGTCGTTAGAGGTGATCCTGACACATTTCCGTGATGTTTTCTCCATATCTGACCGTCAGGTAAAGCAACTCTGGTTTCTACATGATAATCACGAACCCACTTCATGTATCTACCAAACTTCTTCTTCTGTTCACGGCCGACAACATACCACGATTGTCGTGCCCAATCAAAGAAGGCATCAATTAATTGAGAGCTCACAGACGAATCTTGTCTGCTCAGGTCCAATACAAAGTACCTGAACTTATGCTGATATGCTGTCTTGAATACATCGATCACTGTATCCATTTTAGGAACGACTAAATGGTCCACGTCAGTTTTGAAGTCGACTCTTCTTGTTAGACCTGGAATCAAATCTGCTATAATGTTGTTGACGAATATGGTCCCACCTCTATTCTGAAAGCTCATGCCGACCATTATATCCGTAGTCAGCACGGATTCATTCAGAAATCTGAAGAGGTTCTTCGCAACCGGAGCCATCATAACATGATCGCGACCATCAGCAGCCATGACGAGTCTGCCAGCATAACCTTGTCCTACGATTCCCGCCGCCTCATCCCCTACTAAACGTTTACCGCGTCCGAATAAGGCACAAGGCCGCCGATCGACTCTTTCACCTTGACCAATTGCTCTCACTGCCGTAATGGCATCGAGCATCAAGATAGTCTCAACGGCGCCCTTGTTCGCCCACCCACACTTACGATAACGTATACCAGGGAAAGATGGCAGTGAAGCTTCAGACAAGCCTAATACTGTAAACCGCATCCATCGCTTTCTGCTTCCGCACCATTCACTCTTCCTAATTTTAATTAATGCCTCAGCCCAGTAACCGTGCGCATCGGGAAGTATACTGTTATCTGGTCTATCGAATTTCTTCAAATGTTTGATGATGACACTGATGTTAGGAACACCAAATGTGACACTATCATAATTCAACGAATAATCCGGTAGAGTCGATGCAGCATACTGCCTAACCCATTCATCATCACCTGGTGAACCAAAGAAAGCGTTATAATCCCAAAGATCTCTGTTTCTACCAACTGGATCTAATTCACGTGTCAGATATGAGAATTCTCTGTCGACTTTCTCATATTGTCGTGTCGGTTTCAATCCAGTTCTTGATCCTTTCACTTTCCTTTTCACGAACATGTTCTCAGGTTGATGCTTCTGTGTCGATGCTTCTTTCAAACGTAAACGGCGTGCTCGCCTAGCGAGAGTACGAATTGTTCCTTGAACACGGTTAGTAGAAACCGGCGTCAGGGGGACGAAAATTTATCCCCAGACGGCTCATGTCACCCTGCAGCTTTAGAAGCCCTTCATCCTCAGACGGCTCCTGAAGCAGAGGCGCATTCACTATTCCGTATCCTTGCAACATATCCTTCAATTCCTGCCTGGCTGTCGCTTGCGCGATGGACACTTCCTGAACAACTCGATCATACTCCTGCTTGGCTTTCGCTAATTTACGATTCTCATTCTCAATTGAACGATCGTATCTCTTCTTAGCATCGGCCCAGCTCTGTTGCTGTTCAGCACTCAATGTATCCATCCACGTTTTCGGTCGCAACATATCCTCCCAGACATTAATCATAAAATCAACCATCAGCTTAATCCGCGCACCCATACGAGCAATCACACGATCCTGGTCTTTACCATCCTGAATAGGAATGTTAAAGAGATACTGGATAGCGTGGCGTAGAAGAATCTGTCTACGCTCAGATCGGTTACCAGGCTTGTAAAGGTCAATACGATCGAGTGTCAGTATTGACTCTGGTACTCCGTTCGGCTCTTTTCCAATTGCTTTAATATTTCTCGCAGCCTCTGGTTCTCTCTGATCCAGCTTGACCAGCGCGGCGCGCGCACGGGCTTCAGCACTTGACATTCCTCCTGACGTACCAGGAACAGGCTCCTGCAAACGGGGCAAATGATAAGACATGTACCAACTGCTCTGTTATTAGAAGGCGAGAATGATGTACTCGAGTTCATGCAGTCTCGCTCCA